CCGTCGATGAGGGCTTTGATCGCAACATTGGCATCAATGCCGAGTTCGCCGATACGCGCAAGTTCTTCTTTCGTGAGACCTAGATTCTTCGCAAGGATGTCCTTGACTGGCACACCGAGCTGCGCGAGCTGCATAACATCCTGCCCCATAAGCTGACCGGTTGTCCGAATCTGGCCAAACACGAATGCCAGATGATTAAATCCATCCTGCCCGCGCCCGAGTCCAGAGGCGGCATTGCCGAGTGCTGTGAGTGTCGGAATAATCTCTTGGGCATCATAGCCAAACGCAAGGAGCTGTTGCGCAGAACTCCGTACGCCGGGCATCTCAAATGGCGTTTCCGCTGCAAATTTCTGCAGGTCGGCAATCATAGTGTCCGCCAGCTGCGCAGAGCCGAGCATCGACGTGAATGCAACGCGCGTCTGCTCAAGCTGTGCATTATAGTCGATAAAGGCCGCCTTGCCCGCAGAGAGTGCCTTTTCCACGGACATGATCGCACCCGCGGCGACAAGCGCTTGCGGAGCAAGCCTGCCGAGACTCGCGGTCACGCCCTCGACGTTCCCCGCTGCGCCATTGGTATTTACCCTGAGATTGACGACCTTGTCACGGATGCCCGCCAGCTTATCCCTGACGCTCTGCACGGCCGACTGTGCTGTGCCTGTATTCGCCCGCACGTTAATCGTCTGATCTTTGATCGATGCGACCGTCTGACGCACGCGCTCAAATGCGGCCGTTGCATAATCCCGCGCACGTATCGCGACGGAGATCTCTTTATTTGCCATTCTTCTTACTCACCTCCTGCAGCATGACTCCCTCAAGCGTCTGCACTTTATGCAGCATGGCAAGGTCTAAGTCAACCCCTAAGACCTCTGCCACTTGCCGCACGGCGACATAATCGATGCCAACAACACCCTCGAATGACGTGCGCACCTGTGTCTGTATGTGCCGCCACAGTGCCCACGCCTCCATATTCTCGTCCATCAGTGCAGGACGTTCGAATTCACATCCACTGCAAGGCGGATGCTTCCCTTCCTGCGCGTATACCTCACGACACATTGCGCAGTATTCGGGGCTTTCCGACATTTCCCACCGATAGACGGCCTCTAGTTTTTTACTTCGGTCTCCCGACCATAGGTCATGGCGTAAGTATCCGTCGCGATTCGGAATGCCTCGCTGTAGGGCATATCATCCGTGATCTGATCTCCGTAGACGTTATCGAGGATCCAGTCCACCATGCCCGTCGTGGCGGCGGCGCTGTCGTCCCTATCCGCAAAAGCGGGGTCATACCCCGCCTTGCGCAGCTCCCGCATTTCCTTCACGGTAAGGGAGCGGATCGTGATTTCGTTTGTCATTTTGTTCCTCCTAAAGTCTTGTTTTATTGTGTAATATTGTGTATACTTTCGTTAAAAGGGGACGTGTCTATGAAGATTTCTGAACTCATCAAAATTCTCAAAAAGAACGGCTGCTACAAAGAGAGGAGCGGCGGAAGTCACGACATCTGGTACAGCCCTATCACAAAGAGACTGTTCCAAGTTCCACGCCACAGCAGCCAAGAAACAGGGACAGGACTCACGAACGCCATCATGAAGCAAGCAGGATTGAAATAACCCATAGAAAGGATGAGCCTCTATGAAATATGTATACCCCGCTCTTTTTCACCCCGAAGAAGGAGGCTTCTTCATCTCGTTCCCAGACATTGACGGATGCTTCACGCAGGCTGCATCCATTCCGGAAGGTCTCGATATGGCCTCCGATGCGCTAAATCTCATGCTTTGGCACATGGAAGAGGAGCACATGGAAATCCCTGCACCTTCCCCCATTTCGTCACTGAACGGTAATGAGGGCACTTTTGCAACGCTCATCAGCGCGGATACGCTCGCCTATCGCCGGCTGCATGATACCAAAGCCGTACGAAAAAACCTCTCCATCCCCCGATGGCTGGACACGCTTGCGGTGCAGCGCAACATCAACTTCTCGAATATCCTGCAGAACGCCCTCATGCGCGAACTCGGCGTGAGTAAGGCATAAACAGGAACTCAATCCCATTTTCGTGAATTTCGACGGGCGTTTCCTGTAAATCAATCTCTCGCCCATCTGGGCACAGGAAGGCCTTGACCCATTTTTTTGTCCGCACTTCCCGGACAGCCGTCCCCCAAAAATACTCAATAACTTCCCAACGATACAACGGTATGACCTTTTTCATAACAGCTCCATTCTCAAACAAGATTTGATACTCATAAGGAGGTGATACTATGCCAAACCAGCATGTAGTTCCACATGGCGATGGCTGGGCAGTAAAGGGAGAAGGTAACAAACGGGCTACGATTGTTACTAACACTCAAAAAGAAGCCATTCAGCATGCAAGGGAAATTTCCAGGAATCAAGAAACCGAGCTATTCATCCATAGAAAAGATGGAACCATTCGTGAACGAGATTCCCATGGGCATGACCCATATCCACCCAAAGGCTAACACCCCTGAAAGTTCCTCATATCGTTGTAGAAGCATGAAAAAGCACTCTGCGCCCGCAAGGTGCTTTTTCTTTTGCCTCAATACGCTTCCTGCTGATTCTTGAGCGTCGTCGTGACAATGCTCGTGCCGTCTGCTGAGAATGCCCGCCACTTTACATCGACGACCACGCCTGCGGGGCCGCTGATCTGCGCGTCGAATGGCTCAAACTGTACGGTCGGCATCGCAAAAACGAGTGATGTATTCTCGTCGAGTTTGAAGCCGATCTCCATAGTAAGGGCAGCACCTGTGTCTGCTTTGTCCATCCAATCCGTCGAAACAAAAAGTGCCTTGAGACTGCCCGAAACCTTCATGAGCCCTTCGGGAATATCCCCGCGCACTCCGCCTCCTCCGACAACATACTGATCACCGTCGAGATTCGCGCTCACTTCAAGAGAGCCTTCCTTGACGATACGGCTCTCTGTGCCGTCGATCTTGATGTATGCGTGGTTCTGTGCAATGCGCAGGAGCTTTGCCGCCTTTGCCGCGCTGTCATACGCCGCAGAATCCTGCTCGCGCGACGCGCCCATGACGCCATACTTAAATGTCATTTCACTGTCCTGCCCGTAGTCAACGGAGAAGGTGTTGATCTTGACTCCCTTGTAGCGGATGTATTTGCCTAGGTCAGGGAACGCCTTCTCCACGATGATGGACGGCTGATTATCCTTGACCGTGAAGACGTGCGTCTTGTTCGCCGTCGTACCCGTGGTCTTGGGGCTGCCGAAAAGCGCCTTGAGCATGTAGCCTGCGGACACATAGTCTGCGGGCATCTCGATGTCCCCGTCCACACTGACGCGCCCGAGTGCCGGCTGCGTATCGTTACGCGTATTCGTGATCGTGTCCGACTCGATGAGCGTCTGCGCCTTCGAGAGATCGTTGCTGTTCATCGGCAGGGCTACGCCCTTTTTCGTTCCTGGTGCGACTCCAAACGAGGATTCAAAGTCAATCACCATCGCGGATTTATATCCGCGTGCCTGTTGTGCCATATCGTTCCTCCTTATGTTTCCTCATAGACGATGATCTCAAGTGATGTGCGGCTGCCAACGAGAGGGCGCACGCTGCCGTCGTCGCCGCCGGTCTCGATAATACGCACCCGCATGAGCTGCACACCGTCCGTCACCCATGTCACTGTCTCCTCGTACTCTCGCAGCGCCTCCATGACAGCGTTCTCAAGTCGGGCGAGGGCTTCGTATCCCACGGTCAGATTCTCGTTATCTGATTGTACCCATGTATCGAGGCTGATCTGGATACTGGTATCTGGTACGAGGTCAGTGTTTGAGGGGCGCTCACGATCGCGCATTAAATAGATAAGCCCCTTCCCTTTCGGGTTAGGGCGCACGTTGCGGGGATTGTACCCGCCGAGAATCACATCATCAGCGATCTTCGCTGCCCGCAGATGCTCCCGCAGGCTCTCCAGTACCTTTAGCCACAGCATACAATCACCCCCGATAGAGCGCGACGCTGCCATAGCCGCGGCTAACCGCTTCGCCCGTGAGTGCTGCGACCGTCATGGATGCCTCAAGGCGCTTGAACTCATCGCGATAAAAGCTGTACTTGCCGGCGTAGCTGTCCTTATCATCAGCACCGCCGCTCCCCCACGCCTGTGCTCCGGTGTAGCTCTTACGTATGCAGAGCTCACGGAACACATAGACCGTGAGGAATCGCCGCACATAGTAGGTCGGCTGCACGGTATCCCACGCAACGCCGAGACCTGCTGCCGCTGCACGCAGGTACTCCTCCGCCTCTCTGATCAGCGCGTCTGTTACGGACGTGCCGAGCAGTTCGTCCTTATCCTGTAATGCGTCTGCTTGTAATAGCATCCTCCACCTCCCGCAGCGCCCGCTCTGTATAGCGGTCAAATATATTCATGATCGTCTCCTGATTGGATTCGAATGCGTCATAGATAAATGGATCCGGATCCCATCCGGGGAAGCGGACGCGCTTGGCATAGAGAAACCGCTTCCCGGTCACCCCGTCCACCCAGCGCAGCGCCTTCCGTCGTTTTGGGAAAATGTCATGCGGTTTGATGCCCTCATGGATGAAGACAGCATAGGGCACGACGTTCCCATCAAGGTAGACGTGCTTTTCCATACTTGGCTCATCCGGCTTAATCCTCACCGCCTTCATAAGCTGTGATTTCCGCTGCTTGTATCGGTGCTCCATCTTGGCAGTCGTCGCAACCTCCACCGCACTTGCCTCAACAGCAAGCCGGAGGTTGCGACGAAACGCCTCAATGCTGCTCATCACCATCAAGCGGCGCAGCGCCCTCCTTTTTTCCCTTTGCGGGCTTCTCCTTCTTGGGCGTATCAGAGGCAGCAACAACCGCCTCAACAATCTTCTCCGCGACGTTCTCAGCGACCTCCAGCGGCACAGGGACAAAGCCCTGCGCTACGAGTCCCGCAATCTGATGCTCCGTCTCTGCATACTGCACTTCGTTCAGTCGTACAAGTCTTGTCATGCTGCTCCTCCTCATGCACCCGTGTTGACCCAAACGCCCGCGAGCTTGTTGCTCGGGATCCAGATGTCGTGGAACTTGCGGTAGTCGATCTTCCACGCGTCCGCCTTCTGGTTCACGTCCGGCGAGAAGATACGCACTTTGTCCGTCTTAGAGATGGCGATCGGCGCGTGGCGTGCCATGAGGATCCAGTTGATGGACTTCGCCCCCGTGTCCGCCTTGAATCCGCCCGCTTCCTGTCCCGTGGTCTTGCCGTCGTTGAAAACATATGCCGTCTTCATACGTGCCGAGGGTACGGAGAGGATCGGAATCTCGTTGTAGGTGCGCACCTTCGTATTCACTGCGCCCGCCTTGAAGTCCGCAACGTCAAGATAGCGCGTTACATCCTTCGCCCCGTTGAGAATCGTGCGTACAGGCGTCGCCATGATGAGGACGAGCGGCTCATCCTCACCGATGATGTCCTGGATCTTGGTGATCTCCTCATCGAGCTTACCGAGAATGTTGTCTTTGCTTGGCGTAAATGCCGCAGACTCATGCGATGCGCCCTTTGCAAGTGCCGCGATCTTGCTGTAGCGGTAGGCATCGATCTCCGGCGCAACCTGCAGCCGCTGGAACTCGCCCATGACGCTTCCCGCCGAGGCGATAAAGTTGCTCTCATCCACATCCATCGAGTCGAGCTGGAACGTACGCCCGCGATCCTGCGTGAGCGTGTAATCCTTGTAAGCAAGAGTTACCGCACCCTGATTGAATCCGTTGTCGCGGTCATACTTTGCAAGTCCCGTCGTGGAAATGCTCGGCATGCGCACCGTATCGCCGCCGTTATACTTCACATTCGAGGCATTTGCCTCCATCCAGCCGGACGTGCCCGCCGTAAGCATCTGCTTGTCGAGTTCCTGCTGGAAAATCTTTGCCATCTCAAGTGTATTGATTGCCATGTGTCTTTACTCCTTTTCGTTAGCCTCCAAGCGCATCGGCGAACTGCTCTGCCATCGTACCGCCCGCGCCGTTATCCTGTGACCTGCCGTCACCGC